TTTGGAGAGCTAAGGTTGTTGACCATTAGAGAAAGGGCTCCAATGGATTTCAACTGTTATTATACATGACAGTCAATGTTTATTCAAGACTAGAACACTAATTCTAAGCTGATAGACTAGAAGTCCATTATGACAGGGCTCTAGTTTATCAGCTTTTTTATTATCATTAAAAATTGAATAAAAAAATGCCCACGTCCGGCAAGACGTGAACACCACAGCAATATCCTCTTATTAACAAGGGATATTATATCGCCATGACGACTAATTGTCTAGCGGTTGTGGCTGGTAATTTTGAACCAGTGGAGGACAAACCACTGAAAGAACTGGTAACAGGACTTCTCGATAAAAAAGGGACAGGTTATTCTCTAACCGCTTCAATAACTAGGGATATACCACAACAAGGCTTGCTGTATGCTGGGTGGTGAATGGTGGGCGCTACCATTAAAGGCGCGGGCGGTTCATTGGTACTTAATTGTACGGTGGCTGTTATTAATTGTAGATATGGTCAATGACAAATATATTTACAATGCTTTCCAGGGCAATGATTGGAAGGTTTGACCGAGAACGTAGGTTGATAGTAATGGCTGGAGAAATCCGCAAGTATACAGCGTATAGAAAGCGATGGCCGAGATCCCGACAGGCAATTAGCAAAACTAATACACTTGCACCCTAGTTTCATAGATTTTTTTAAAAATCCGTGAAAACTAGGGATACAAGTGTATCCTTGCTCCAACCTCAAAGCCTTCTAGGCAACTAGGCAAAGCCCTTAAAGTCAAGTACATAGAATTGAATTACGAAAAAAGAGATACATTCATAGGATTAGCGTCCAGGTAAAAAGAGAGAAAACAATCATAGGGAACCAACATTGCTATTAACTAATCTAATTAGTGAATATATAAAAGAAGTAATCATAGACAAGGGACGGAATATTGTAATTAAGCCACTGATGAAAGATTATGCCCTGGTATAAGTTATTGAATAATCATATTATCAAGCAACCAATGCCTGAGAATAATGCTGAGTTTTTAAAATACATTGGTGATGTAACTCACGAACTAAAACGAATGAAGCGATATTTTTCAAATGGGTGGTAAGTATAAAATTTAGATTTTATTTCTTTGTATTGTATAATGCTAATGCAATCAGGTAAGGGGAGTCGCAAACCCCCGAAAGATTACTAGTGATTGCATAACCTTACCCCCAGCGTTGTAAAAGAGAAATGCTACGTAGAGCGCTGGTATCGCTCTAAGTTGTATGATGATTGGCTAGTCCTTGTGACTAGTCTTTTTTTGTTACAATGGGATTAAAAAAGGAGCTACCTAATGGCAAGCTAAGAGCCGTGCTAAGTGGTTTATAAAGCATTGTGATATAAATAGGCTGGACGACTTAAAAGAGCTTAAAACGCTTATTAATGAGCAAATAGAGCAATTAGAAAAATAATATAAACACTTGAAAATATATAGGTTTAAACCAATTTAATTAATTAATCAATAATAAGCTCAGTGGCAATTACTACTGGGCTTTTTTATTACTCAAATACATAGTTATAGCAACCATTTTTGCTTTTTTCATACTATTTTTCTTCGCGGTGAAATAGTCCTTCTCTATATATAAAGGTAGCTTAGAAAATCCCCTCGAACCTCCTTTTATTTATAAATATTGATACACCATCTTGATGGGATTAGAAAACCACTAACCCCATCAGATTCCAAAAGAAAGCAAGCTTTTTTTGGAATGCTACTACTTAAATTATTAAGTTTCCATAAACTGTTGGTAGATTTTTAATTTTTTATACATATTAACAATTGTAGGGGGAGTTATTAAGAAAGTTTAAATTCATAATTTTTTTTAGGTGAGACAGCTATTCCTACCCTATGTATACAGTGTAAGGAGTTTTTCCTTAAAGAATTACGTAGCATTCCAAAAACAGCTTGCTGTTCTTTGGAATCTACAAGAGTTGTGATTTTTCAACTCGCAGTACATTAACATTAATAAAATAAAAGGAGGATTGTTCGAGGGGAAACAGAGTTACCTACTATATAGGGGGGAGTGTTTCACCTCGAAAAAAATAATAGTATGAAAAAAGCAGATATGGTAGTAGTTTGTGGCGAGCCTGGTACAGGTAAATCTACAGCTCTTGTTGACAAAGCTCTCAAGCTAGTTGAGGGTGGACATGATGTATTTATTTCTGTACCGAGCGAAAAATCCAAAGAGCGTCTACTTGTAGAATTTAAGCAGCGATTAAATTTCAACCTAGACTCGGACAAAAAAATATTGTTCCAGTTGCTTAGATCTACGCATGTGACAGTTAAAAATTATCATGGTGAAGCTAATATATTTTTGGACGAAATTTCTATGATGAATTTAACAGATTTTTACGCCCTTTTATATCAACTATTGCCAGACGGACTACAACGGCATATTTTTGCGTTTGGAGACATTAAACAGTTACCTAGTGTCAATGAGAATGGAGTGCTAGAAACGCTCCTGAGAGCGAATGAGAGCCTTTTTCCAGCTATTAAAAATGGATTCTGGAGCTGGGTGGCGAGTGATTGTTACGAAGGCATGAAGACTGGAAAGTTAACTATTCCCAAGCTCTGGAAGCAAGCTATTAAAAGTATTGAAATTGAGGCATTAACTACTAACCACCGACTAGAGAAATGGGGAGATGGCAGTATTACAAGCTTCTCTGATAGTTTCTATAGTGAGCTATTTAATTACCATACAAGTACGGACTATGAGAATGAGCTGGTGGAGTGTATCGAAGACGATTATTTAATACTGGCGCCAACATACGATAGAGGAGATCAAGCTAATCAAATACTAATTGAGCATTATGGAGCTAAAAAGTATGGAAAGATTGCTCCTTTTGTACGCAACAAGAATAATCGTAAAGAAGTATATCTAAATCCAGACAATCCACGATGTGAGAAGTTGAAAAACAAATTTAGTTTTGTTAAGTCATTCGATAACAACCGAAAGAAAGAAGATTTCCTACTTACCAGTTTTATTAGTATTCACTCAGTCCAGGGGGGAGAAGTAGCAAACGTTTGTCTATTCTTAGGAAGTGATCCTATTGATAATACTAGAAAATTCTATAATCGCAATATGCTATATACGGCTTTGACACGGTCTGGATCTGATTGGAAGCTTCTTGGTAATAAGACTGATTTTGCTTTAATGCGGAATATTGATCCAGAAGACCCCAAAACGATTAACAATAGTATTTGCAACTCAGAAGCGTTGGCAAGTACCATGCAAACTATCGTTGACCTCGGCAGTAGCCATATATTAACACCTAAGGAGGTTTATTCATTATTCCTAGACAACTTCCATGGACTAGCTAAAAAGGCTAATACGACTGAACAGCCCTATACAGAGGCACGTGTAATGCAAGAGTTTAGAACAGACAGTCCATGGTACTGGCAACTGGCTAATGATTATGGATATTTCCACGCTAGTTGGGTGCAGAAGAGACAGAAACAGGGTGGACATAATAGCAAGGGTAAAGGTAAGAATCAACAAAAATATCTAGCACTCAGCCCCGACCAACAGGAGCAACTCAAGGCTGATAAGAGTAACAGGAAGGTTTCAAAAGATAAATTCTATGCTGACTGGGGAATGACCAAGGATCAAGCCAAGGCCGTGCTGAAAGCATTGTAATAAAAGTTATTAAGAATTAGTTAAGCTTTTATATTTAGGGCAAAAAAAGCCGAGTTAGACCCTATATGTTATAGAGACAATCAAGGAGAAAATAAAATGAAATATCAGACAGTGAGCGCACGTGTTCCGAGTGAAATAAGTGAGCAGAGCAAAAGGATACTACAAAAAAAAGGGATTAGCGTGAGCAGTGCTATTAGATCCCTCTTGATTCAGATATCCGAAACAGGGGACGTTCCTTTCAAGATTTAGGGGACGATCCTTTACATAGCTCTATGGCTATGCCCTTTTCAATTCTTCGCTATCGAGGGAGAGGTGAGAGTCCTTTCCCGATACATAGTTCTTTTGAGCTGTGTCATTGTTTTCACGTCCTCCTTTCAATAGAGGTTAACACCTCTATTGTACATAGCATTAAGCTATGAGCTTGTTATTTTCTAATTTAGCGATTTCGGATAACAAGCTCTTCTTCATTATTGGAATAAGCTCTTTTCCAATTTGTTTGTTGGTTAGTAAGTATATTTACTTACTAATCTTTACATAGTTACACACAAAAGGAGAACGATGATGAAAGTTAATTTGAGTGATATTAGAATGGTTGCGAAGTATGGAAAGATTGAGAGTGTTGAGCTTCCTAATGGAAATTACGTTGAAAAATTTGTTGAAAAAGGTCAACTCTATTATGGAGAATACAAGAATAGAACTGATTTAGACTTGCTGATCGACAATGAAAAACTCAATGCTAGTAAGAATGTAATTCAGATAATCGTTAGAAGTAGTGATCTATTTGATGATGACGAAACAAGAGTAATGATCAATGGTGAAATGTATAAAATGATTAAAGTTGATAAGAATGTTAATAGCTCAAACGTTAATACATTTGATCTGATAAGTTTAGAGCTGATTAAGCAATGAGACTGAAATATTGTAATGCAATTGGTTGTAATAAGCTGATTAGTGCAAATGAGACGTTTTGTAAGCAACATAGGAAAGACAGTCAATTGGATAGATCCAGACGTCAGAGAGCCTCAGAACAGAGTACAGAGGTATACAATTCGAAGCGCTGGGAGGATTTAAGCCGTGATATTCGAAGGGCAGAGCCTTTTTGTGAGGTTTGCGTCCAGGAATGGAAGCAGGCTAAGAGGAATGGGGATATTTTACCAGCCGTGAGACTTGCAAGAGCCGTTCATCATAAGAAAAAGATTCGGCTAAGCGGTGAAGAGGATTGGTTTGACCGGGATAATTTAATTGCGGTATGTGATGCACACCATAAAGAGTTGGATAGGCTGTAAATGGCTCTATATCAACGTTTAGGGGGGTATAGTGAGAACGAAAGAATGTCCAGCCCTCCTTCGTATATTAAAAATTCCAATTTTTTCATAAAAACTGAATATAAAAAATATGGGAGCCACCTAATTCACTTGAAAAATAGTGTTTAGGTGGTTTCTTTTTACATAAAAACATTAAAGGGGGACAACATTATCAAACTAGAACAAAAAGGACATATAACAAAAAAAGAACGGCAGGATAAGGCACAAGTGAAATCAATCATGGAAGAACAAGCCACTGGCCAAGAGGTCAAACTCTTAGAAGTCACTAAGCAAGCAGGAGCGGAAGATTTCTTTGATTTGATTTCTAATGTAATCACAGAAGCTAACATTGACCTAATTACACTTGATGAATTTCAGTTAAACCTCTTAGCAATCAATATGCAACGCCTCAGTCAGTGCGAAAAAAATATCAGCGAGCAAGGATTGTTAATTGATGGTAAGAAAAATCCACTGATCGCAGCAAGCAATATCTATCTGAAAAACGTTATCACTCTATTTAATGATTTAGGACTAAGCCGAAACGCACGTATGAAACAATTGCTCAATCAGATTCAAACTCAAAAGATTGAAGATCCATTTAAGGATTTGATCAATTAATGACTGATTCAGTTTTACAATATTGCGATTTAATCCAGAACGAGAAAATTTTAGCTGGTAAGAAGATTAAGCAAGCCGTGCAAAGAGAGCTAAGGGACAGAGAACGCTCCAAAAGTGATGATTTTGCATATTATTTTGATGTAGAGCAAGCTGAAAAGGCTATTAAATTTTGCGAATTAATACCAGACCCTAACGGATCAAGTATTCACCTAGCAAGTTTCCAGAAGTTTATTGTAGGGAGCCTATACGGTTGGCGGACTAAAGAGAATGATTCAAGACGATTCAGTACGGCTTTCATTTCGATGGCTCGGAAAAATGGCAAGTCATTCCTCGCTAGCTGTATTGGTATTCTTTCCCTTTTAGTTGAAAACAAACCAGCTAGAGGGCGACAGGTGTTATATACAGCAAACACGCTAGATCAAGCTATGCTTTCGTTCAATATGACCAGAACAGGAATGCTTCGGGTATCAACAGCTAGTCCAGCGATACGGAATAGACTTCAAATTAATAGACGTGAGATATTCGATAAAAGTACCGACAGTTTTGCTAAGGCCTTGCCTAATGATAGCGAACACTTAGACGGTTACAATCCGACTACAGCGGTAATTGATGAGTATCACATTCAAAAAAATCATGATGTTATCAACGTGATTAAGTCTGGAATGCAACAGCAGGAAAATGGCTTGCTTTGTATCATTTCAACTAGTGGCTTTAATGTTAATGGAGCTATGTTTGAAGACGAACAATTATATGAAAAAGTTCTCGATCAAGATGTACAGATGGACGATACTTTTATCGCTATATGGGAGTTAGATGATGATTCAGAAGTAGAAAATACTGATAATTGGATCAAGGCTAACCCTTTATTTGAGATTTCAAAAGTTGCCGAGAACATGAAGACCAAGCTTATGAATGATTACAACAATGCTCTATTACAAGATGAATTAAAGAATTTTCTAGTTAAGAATATGAACCTCTGGTATCGAGATAGTAAGGGCGGATATATTCCTGAAAAAGTATGGGATAGAGCCGTTATTGAGCAACCTGATATCCAGGGTAGAGATGTTGTCATAGGCTTAGATTTAAGTCAGAAACGAGATTTAACCTCTGTATCATGGGCAGTATTAATGGATAACAATGAGCTATATTGCGACAGTTACAGTTTTGTCGGGAATGCTGAGGGCATAATCGAGAAAATGAAGCGAGACAATATCAATTATGAGGCTCTGGAACGTGCTGGAGAGTGTAGTATATCAACTTTAAGTACAGGTAGTATTGATTACAACGAAGTTTTGGAGTTTATTCAGAAGCTGGTAAAAGATAATAATTTCAACGTTTTAGCGATTTGTTACGATATCTACAATTCTGATTTTCTAACACCAAAATTAGAATTGATAGCCCCTATCGTGCAGATTAAACAACGCAATTTGGAAATGAGTGAGGGTATCAAGACGTTCAAAGAAGAAGTTAGAAATGGGAAAGTTAAATTATCTAACAAAAATCTATTGAAGATTGCAAACCATAACCTTGTAATCACTGAGAATGATAGCGGGCTGGTGTATATGAAAAAGAACCGTTATGGAAACAAAATAGATCCAATGTTTGCTACTATGGACGCCTTTGTATTTATTAATAATGAGCGCCTTCTCGATCCAGATCGTGTAGTATTTGATGATGCTTACTATTCAAACTATAGTTTTTAAAGGAAAAAATAATATGAAAAAATATTTAAATACAGAAACAATTTTGTTGCTAATGGGTATGTTATTCATGCTTGTTGGCGCACTATTAATCTCCTATGGAATGGCGTTCCTATTCATGGGAGATTTTTTAATTGTATTAGCTATATTAATTGATTGGAGGGGTGGAAAATGAGCTTCTTTAATTTAGACAGCAAGCCGAGCGGGGCTAATAATGCTAAAGCCTTCGATGATTCATTAATTGAGTTGATATCTAAAGATGGAAACGGCACATATAGCAAAGACTTATTAAATTCGTTGCTTTATTCCGTAGTCCGTGTATTGGTTTCAGATTTGACTACTAACAGAATTGAAAGTAGCGATAAGAAAATTGAAAAATTAATTAATGAGAAGCCAAACGCGGATTTGAACGGATTTGATTTTAAGACGTCACTTTTTAGCAACTTATTAATTTTCGGAAATGCTTACGCTTTAATCGACCGAGATGAAAAAGGCAATCCGATTGCTCTTTATCCGTTAAATACAAGGAATGTTAGTGTCGTACAGGCGCATTCTGACGCGATTTCAAATGAAGTCAAGTACAAGTATGCGCTGACCGGCAACAGAACGCGCGTGATTAAAAGCAAGGATATGATCCACTTTAAAATGTTGTCAACTGATGGGGGAATGACTGGGAATAGCCCAATTAATAGCCTCTCAAACTTACTAGAATTATTTGATACAAATATCAATTCAGTTCAAAGATATTTAAATGACAACGGGTTCACCAACGTTCTAACTCTTAAGAACGATAAAGTGTCTGATGAAACACGACAGCAACTCAAGAATAAATTTATGACTAACAATGCTAATTCCAGCACAATCATTCTCGATAACGGTTTCAGCTTCGAGAGTATTGATCGCAGTAGTGGGATTATCAGTGAAAGTTTAAAAGTACAGGAATTGATTATTCGCAGAATTTCAGCAGTATTCGGAATATCAGTTCAAAAGCTTGGTATTGAAAATGTTCATTCAAGTGAATCACAAAGTAATCAAAACTATGTACAGTCAACGCTCCAGTATTATTTTGATTTGATCACGAACGAGCTTAGTTTCAAGTTAGACGCAGACGTGAAATTTAACACCGATAAGATTTTAGGTTTAGATGAACAATCTAAGAGTGCATTGGTAACTCAACAGTATAATTGCGGAATTTTAACATTAAATGAAGCACGCGAGCGTTTAGGGTTACAACCAATTAATGAAAATGAAATTACTAAAAATGAAAATACAGAGGGGAATTAGATGGACAAAGAAACACGCTACACCATTAATGGTGAATTACGTGCTAATGATCCAACTGGAACAACTCCAGAGGATCCAGCACCAACAGAAGAAGACAAAAAAGAAAAAGTAGACAATAAAGACGGCAAAAAGATTTCTGGATATGCAATTGTGTTCAATAAGCCTAGCAAGCCTATTCCAGATGGTAAGAGTTCTTTCACAGAAATTATTGATCCAAAAGCTTTGGAAAATACTGATTTATCAGACGTAGTTATGCTAAGCAATCATGACTACAGTAAGCCTTTAGCAACCGTTAAAGCCGGAACTTTAAAGCTAGATGTAGACGAAAAAGGGCTTCACTTTGAAGCTACACTTCCTAATACTACAGATGGCTCTGATACGTTTGAGAATGTTAAGGCTGGGAATATTGATAGCGCCAGTTTTAGATTCGCTAATGCTAGTGATCAATGGTCTAAAGATGAAAACGGTAACATTACTCGTACAATCACTAACATTGGAGATATTTTTGAAATTTCTAGCGTCACCGTGCCAGCGTATGACGATAGCTCAGTAGAAGTCGCTAAACGTTCATTCGACCAATTTTTTAATTCAAATAAAGAAAAGAAGGATACTAAAAATATGACTGAAAAAATTTTAATTGATAACGACACAAAAACAACAGAATTACGTAGCTTTGAAAATTATGTAAAATCTCGTGGGGAAGTTCGAGATGGCCTTACTACGGTGGAAGGATCCCCTCTTGTTCCTAGTGAAATTGTTACACCAATTTTTAGAACAAATGAAAATAGTGTAGATCTTGCTTCATATGTAAACAAGAAATCAGTAAGCACTAAGTCTGGTAGCTATCCAATTGCAAAGAATAACAATGCTATTTTAGCAACCAAAGAAGAACTTGCCGAGATCGGGAATGCTGATGCTGGAATCACAGCTATTGACTTTAATGTGACTACAAAAGCCGGAAAAATCTTCCTATCATCAGAACTCGTGGCCGATAGTAATTTCGATATTGAATCAGAAGTTAAGGCGCAATTGGAACGTCTTGTAATGAATACAAACAATAAGAATATTATGGACTTGTTAAACAAGTTGGAAGCTAAAACAGCCACAGATTTAGACGGGATTAAGCATATTTATAACGTGGATTTAGATCCATCTTTAGAAAAAATGATTATCGTTAATCAAACAAGTTTTGACTATTTAGATACTTTGAAAGATACGGACGGACGCTATTTATTGCAATACTCAGTAAGTGATCCAAAACAATCAAC